GTGTCCGCCACCCGCGCCCGCATAAACATCCGCAACGCTTCCCGCTCTAACTCAGGAATTTCATACCTACTCCCCGCCCTACTCACCACTAACCCCCTGACTCCGCAACGCTTCAAGCCGCGCCCACACATCCCTCAACGCCTCAATCCCTCCCGCCGTGTGCGCCATCAACATCGGCTTTTCCGTTGTCTGATAGGCACTCACCACCCGCACCGCCTCTTCCTCCGCTTCCGCAAATACCTCACGCAGCGTCAACCAAACCGGATGTTCCGGACTCATTGCCAATGCCGCCACCATCTCCTTCTCCTCCAACCCCAGCACCCGCATTCGTCCATTCATCACCCACCTCAACACCCACCGCCTTAACATTCTTTTCATCCGTTACCTCCCAACACCTGCTTCACCCCTATACGCCCAATCTGAGCGTTCTGTTGCTGTTCCACCTGAAATTGCAAAAACTTCATCCGGTTCTCGACCAACGCCCGGAACACCTGATCATCCTCAGTCTCAGGCTGCATCAACCGTTTTTGCAACGCCGGATTAGCCGCAATCATTTTCTGCATTTCCTGCAACCGGAGCTGGAAGTTTTGCCCCGACTCTTTCGTGACAGGTTCAATTCCCGCCCGCATCTTTGCAAACTGCACTTGCTCATCCTCAATCTCCGCCTGACTTGCCGCTTCACTACTCCGCACCAACTCACGCGCTAAACCCGGATCAATCCAACTCATCAGAAATTCAACCAGCCGGGACCGATCCAAAACACCCATGACATCCATCGGCGCCACCACCGTTGAAATCATTTGCGCCTTCTTCATCACATATTCCGTATCCAGATCACGCACATCAAATTCAATCATCAGGTCAAACCGCCCTTGAATTTCCTCCCGATCCGCCGAAAGCGGAACATGATCCGCGTTTGTAATCCGCACCATCTCCATGGGCGTCATGTATTGCTGCATTAGTTGAAACGTCTGCTCCATGCACAACTTCACTTCCTGCAACCACCCCGCCACCAAGTGCTGTTGATGCATCTGTTGCCGAGCCACCGGCATTTGACGGCTCCAATTGGTCATAATACCGAAGTATTCATCCGCATCCGTGCGGCAACTCTCTTCCACCTCTCTTGTCCCTCCATCGTTCGGAGGCGGATTCAACCAACCATAACCCCCATCCTCCCCCTTCCGAACCGGCAACTGTCGCCCCGGCCCCATGATCATCTGAATTTTTCCCCGGTTCGCCGGATACTTGAACGGCGGAAGAATTGAAATGGAAGCCCGGTCCGACCTGAAATCACGCTGAACCTTAATTTCCTGTTGTGTCGTTGCCACAATCTCCGGCACCCCACGACTCTCTAATATCGGCCTCCGCAACCGTTCCCGCACTAATTCCACAAACGGATATTGCCCATGCGCGTAAGGGAGCCTTTCATGCTTTCCTACCACATCCTTCACCGCCCGGGAAACAATTGTGCAATACACCGTCGGCACCCCCTTGGTTGTCAATGCCCGATAATAGACATGCCAAATATCTACCCAGCGATCTACTTCACCACCCACAGATCCAAGCCCATCGGAAAGCTCCCGCATTTCTTCCTCCAACTCATCTTGCGGATCTTGCCCACGCTTTTCCAACACCTCTTTCACAAACTCCTCTGAGTAGTCATCCGTCACCACCCGCTCTTTCAGTTGCGTTTCCGTCAACCTCTCACGCCGGGCAACAAACCTTGCCCTTTGCAGATCCCACGTCGTCTTTGGAAACACCACATCCACGCCCGGCAGCAACGCCTGCCAGATAGGGCGACTGGCCAGTATGCCCGGCACTTGCAGCACCGCCCGGCCCGTCGTCCGCAACTCCCGAATCGCCTTCCTGGCCGCCGCCTTCGACACTCCCTGAACCAACCCCATAGCCATCACAGCCTCCACAACGCCATCCTCTTGGTTCTCATCCATCAACGCCTCCAGAAGCCCCGCCATTGCCGGATCCTCTCGCGCCGCCACCACCAACTCATCCAATGACACCACCTGTTCCCGCAACTCGGTATCCGTTCGCCAGAAAATACCCATCACCGCGCAACCTTTATCTTGCCGCCAGTTCGCCGCCAGCGGAACCTCCCTCATCAAATCGCGCTGGAGCTGCGTATGGATCACCCACCGCATCAGTTCCGTCACCAGTCGCCCCTTAGCCACATCGCTTGAATCGACAGGCAACGCCTGCACCCGGGCATTCCAAAACGCCCGCATCATCAACATCACTTGCTCGTTAACAATTGAATCCGCCAAGCGCACCCGCGTATCACTTGCGCCATCCCAAGGAAATGCCTCCTTGCTTAAATTTTCCGTCCACTTACGCCCGTCATCCGACTGACCCTCCCAGCGGCAAAACCGAATATCATCATTAAGTTTCGCCTGCCGCTTCCACGTTCCAAAGTCTGATAAAGCAGCCTCCAACTCTCCCTGCAATTCAGCCACCATCGGCTCCGCATCCGTCGTTTCCTCAATTCGCAAATCGTCCACACATACCTTTCCCCCTCCGTCTTTTTCCACAACACCGTTCCACCCGGCTTTCTCTTCTATCTGTTTTATTCACGCTTGACAACCTCCGCTTTTTTCCAGACGGCTTCCACCTCAGCCCGCAGATAAAACCCGCGCTTACAACCCGGCAGCTTATACCTCTTCACCACACCAGCCCCTTCCAGCTTCGGAAGCTCATGCTTCGTCACACCCAAAACTTCCAACACCTCCGCTCTCCGCATAAATACTGTTTTCATAAATCAATAAGCACCTCCACCTCTCACCATTAAAACCTCACCACTCACATCCTCCAAACCGCCCAGCACCGCATACCGCACATTATCCACCGGATCCTTACAAGCTCCATGCCGCCCATCCCGCCCCGTCCATTCCCGTAAGGCGTAAATCGTGTTCTCACATTTCCGCTCCACATAAAGCCGTGGTTCATTACCCGCCTCCATCGGTCGATTCCGGTTCCAGTCCAACATGGAGTTCACCAGATCCACCCCTTCATCAATATCTTCCCCAGGCGTCGGAACAAACTCCATCCCCTCCTCCTCACACTCCTCAATTAACGTCACCGGACGATCCTTGCCCACCGTCCGGCTGTTGCCATAGCGCGAATCCATTAGCCGCTCAAAAATCTTCTCTTCCCCCTCCAGCTTTTTAATTTCTTCAATGTATCGTCGAATGCCAAAACCAAACGGTTGTTGCGCAGAGCCCGGCCTTCCATCCGCCTTCTTCCCGTCCGGCTCCGCCCACGGCCCCGGAAAACCAACCCCGTCAATATAGGTCTTTGGACACGGCCACTCCCGATAAATAAACATCCGCCCACGCACATCCACCAACACCCACGTCATAAACCAATTCCGCCCACCACACGGATCCACAATCAAATAGCGCGTCCCCTCCGCAGGAATAAATTCCTGATCCACTACATGAACCTCCTCACTAAACTTCGGAAAACGATTTGCAATTGCCCGCGTTGGCACACCATACGCCCGGCAAAGAATCTGTTCGCGGCCCGCCTTCGCCAACGTCCGCGCAAGATTTTCATATCCTCCAAACGGATTGTCCGACGTATGAAAGTAGAATATCCGAGCCCTTCCCCCAATAAACTCACCCTCCACCTCCTGCACCCTTGGCACCTTCTCACCGCCCAACAAATCCGCCTCCACCCATTCCAAAGTCCTCGCCGCCGCCAGATACTTTTTCACCGTCGCGTTGTAACCCTCAATCGGCGTGAACGTCACCAACAACACACCATTCCTTGTAGCTAAACGGAACCGCATCGTCGCCAGCCAGTTCTCCGGCACCAACTCATCCGCCCAAATAAAATCCACTTCACCACCCTCAATCGTCGATATGTCCTGCATGTAGTTCCGAAACCACACTTGCGACGCATTCGGAGCCACAAAACTGTTTTCCGCAAAACCCATCTTTTGCGTGTAAGAAATATTTGTCACCCGCCCCTTCTTTAGACCCTTCCACTCCGGCGGAAGATACTCCCACACCAACGGCTGCTGCATCTCGATTGAGTTTGGCGCACTCGTCTGGAACGCCCACAATCTTTTACGCTCACCTCCCGCCATCACATCAATCAACTTCTTCGAAGCAAAGCGGGATTTCGACGCCCGGTTTCCTCCCAGAATCAGAATCTCCTTGCCACCCTCCGCAATAAACTCCTCCACCTTCTGCCAGATCGCAGGCACATATCCATAACGCCAAGGATCCGCCCGCTCCAACCGAATGCGCTCCTCTCGTTCCATCCAATACTTCACCAAACCATCAGCACCCAGCCGAACCATCTGTTCAGGCGTAGGTATCGGCAAAACCGGATGAGGAGTGAACTGCATCGGCGCGTTCATTTGGCAATCCTTGGCTTGTAACTCTCCGCCCCACTCCCCGAATGACTTTGTTGCTCCTTAAACGTGTAAGTCGCACCATGATAAGCCAACCTCCGGTAAACCCCACGCTCCGCTTCACGCGCCTTCACCACCGTCAACTGAATTTCCTGCTCCTGCCCCTCGGTTCGATCCGTCTCCACCTCATGCATCACGATGATCGTGTGAGCATCTTGCAGGATCTTCCCACTCCCCTTAATGTCTGCCATCGAAGGGATTCCCGAACGAATACCTTCTTTGTTAAACTGCAAAAGCATAACAATTGGAACCTCCAATTCCTTCGCCGCTTGCCGCACCGCCTCACTTCCTTGCCGCGTCAATTCCATGTCATAATCACCCTTCGGCTTTTCTGAAAGAGTCATCAACTGGAGATAATCCAGAAACAAAATCTCCGCACCCTGTTGCACCATCCACCGCGCCCGCGCCCGAAACTTTTCCGGCGTTAGATTCCCATCCGTCTCAATCCAAATCGGCAGGCCAGCTAAATTTTCCGCCGCCACCGTCAACCTCTCCACATCGCTTGTCTGCCAGTTTTGCGGAGTTCGCACATGCCCCGCCGCCAAACGGCTTGCTGAAGTCAGCAGCCGCGCCGTCAATTGCGGAGCCGTCATCTCCACAGAGAAAAACCCCACCCCAAACCCAGGCCGCTTGTCCAAACCAGTCTCCGGACACTTCCGCTTGCTCGCCATTTGCACCGCCATCTGCAACGCCAGAGCAGTTTTTCCCAGCCCCGGCTTTGCCGCAATCGCAATCACCTCACCCGCCTGAAACCCCTTCAACAAAAGGTCAAGCTGATAAAAGCCGCTTGGCACTCCCCGGTAAGTGTTCCTTTTTCCCACCAGCGGCAAGGCGTCATCAATCCACGCTTTCGCCGCGTCCTTCATCGTGTACAATGTTTTTTCCGCAGAGCCCAGCATAGCCTCCTGAACCCCACTAACACCCGCGCAGACCCGCCCAATCACCTCCTCCACCGGCACACCCTCAGAATCCCCCACCGCCTCCACAATCACATCCGCTTGCCGCAGCAGTTGTCGGAGTAACCACTTCTCCCGCACCACCCCAGCATGAAACGCCACCACCCGCTCCACCGGCGTCCCGCCCGCTACCAGCTCCGACAACCGACCATACCCCCCAACCGCCTCCAACATTCGCCGCTCTGCCAGCCATGCCCCCACCACTGACACATCCACACCCTGCCCCGCAGCTCGCAGCGCAAGAACAGCCGTCAACACAGAAGCCAAATCCGGGTTGAAACACTGATCCGGGCGAACCAACGTCGCCACGTAATCCGCCACCATAGGCGACACCAACGCCGCACCTACCACAGCCTCCTCAGATGCCCTTGCCTGCAACCGATCCACGTCCACCCTCATGACACCACCCCCCCTTGCTCCGAGCCCGCCACAGACTCACCAGGCGCAGGAAACCACCGCTCTAGTGGCTCTGCCCTCGCCGCCTCCACCACAGCCGACTCCTTCGCCAGCACATCCTCCGCAGACCGGGCAATAGACCTCACGGGACGCGCAGCCAGATCCGCAAACCGCTCTGGGAAAATTCCCTGATACCCATTCGTGATCGAGTAGCGCAAACACGCCGCCGCCCGCTCCGGCCCCAAATCAGCCAAAATGCGTAATTGCCGCTCGAACAACTTTCCAAGCCCTCCCCGAGACCGCCCCATCCCGCTCCGCACCTCCACCCATTGCGCCCAAACTTCGGCAAAAGATGCAGTTTTCAACTGATCTGGAATGTCAACATGCTCAGTTTTTATATCCGATTTAGGGGACTTAGGGGTACTATTCTTATTCTTATTCTTAGTACGATCATGTAACGATGATGTAACGCTTGTGTTCTGTCTATGGTTACGCACCCGTAACGCTGTTAACGCTCTGCTTTTTGCAGTGGGTCCGTTATGTTTCTCATAATCAGGAAATTGCAAATCCTGAAACGGACCTTCCCCCGACCATTCCAACCAACCAACACTCCTCATAGATTCCGCAAAACCCTCAATAGATACCAACGCATCAAGCCCTTCTGGACCTATATTTTTCAGCGTTCCAGCCTCTCCATACGTGTCTAAAGCGCACCATGCTGTTACAACGGCACCCACCACCGTAACAGGAGCGTTACGCAAACGTAATGCCATCGTTATCACCTTGGGATGCTTTACGAGATCTGTCCGAACCTTGATCCAACAAGTCATCTCACCACCTCCCCGGATACCGAGGACAAGCCCTCGCAAGCTCATACATTCCAGATGCAGCATCGACCGCCCGCACCGGCACCACCATCCCTGGGCGGAAATTTTTCGATGAGCGGACGGCCACTCTCACTTCCTCACCATCCTCAGTATCAGCCAGAACAATTCTCGGATTCGTCACCATCCGCTTGACCGTGACCTCTATTTCATCCGCACCCTTCCCCGCCCGCTCAAGTATGCCAGCCAGCGCAGCACCCACGGCTATTTTTGCCGTAACAACCCCATCCACCGCCACTTTTTCGGACCCACAATTGAGCATTATATGCTCCCTGACAGCCTCCACCCCCTCAGGGGTCAAAACCACCTCACGCGCCTTCATCGTCCAATGCTTGTCCCGTTCCAGCGCATTTTTTCGCAGATCCCGCAAATACTCCCGGGAGCAACCCAAGGCCGCCGCCGCGTCATTTTCGCTGATCATGCTCATGACAGCACCTCCGCCAACATGAACAGCAATCCAATCGTCACCGCGACGACTACCCCACCCACCAGATCAATCACATTTATCATTATGTTTCCCTTTCGTTATTGAGTTTACTTTCATCACCCGAGACCAAATCGCCTTGCACAAATTCCGTCCGAGCCAAATCAGTAGATATGGACCCCCCCTCCGCGTAACAGCCACCCCCCCCGCCCCCCTCTAACGCCCCACCCCCAGCCAGATCCCCGCCAGTCGCCCGCCGCCGGAGCAGACCCACCCTCAAAATCCGTATCAAAAGCCGTAACACCCCCACCCTTCGCCCGTGAAACACCAGATTGCAAATCTTGACCTCCCCCGCTCGCCACCAAGTCACCCCCCACCTGTTGGGATTTTATTGCCCGGCCTGAATCGGTATCCGCAGCCGACGGAAGATCCGCTAGGTATGCGGCGACCTCTGCATGAGTTGGCACCCGCCGGACCTCCTCGACGCGGGCAGTCACCTCTCCGCGTAGGAGTTGCAGCTTGTCGACAGCGATACCCAGCGCTACCGCCACCTCTCCGAGCCTGGCCTCACTCGACTCCATCATTTCCGCCAGCCGCTCAGCTCCCACCGCGACACCACGGGATAGAGCCAACACTGTCTGCTTTTTGAGCGTGTCTATTGCCGACCTCTCCCGGGCCATCACAGCCGCCACCGTATTAGTCGATACGCCAAAAGCCCGAGCCGTGGCCCTTACTCCCATCCCCTCCGCTACGGCCCGCACCACCGCCCTGTATATGTGCGGCCTATCGCGGAATAGACGCTCTCCCGAAAAATGACCAGCCCGCGTCGCGACCTCAACCCCCTCATCCGTGGTATCCTGACCTAACGGTATGAGGTATTGTTGACCTCCGTCCGCGTCGAGAGACGTGCTCACACTTGAGCCCTCCGCTCCGCGGACTCTACTGCATGTAACGGGATCCGGAGAGTCCTCCCAAAAAACACAACCGGAGCCACCGCCCCGCTGGCGATTTGTCTCCGCACAGTCTTGTCCGAGACGCCCCACCGCTCCGCTAGGTCACGAACTGAAAAAAAACGTCGCGCCGTCACACGCGGGACTCCTCCATCTGGTCCGCCTCTACCCGCGCCAGCTCCGCCTGGAGCCGTAGCTCCCAGCGCCCAGCCGCGAGCGCCCGACGGACATCTTTCGCCCGCCGCAACAGACGAGCATGGCCCAGTAATACTTTTATTACGTCCACCTCTGCCAGTGCCTCGTCACGTGTCGTTTGTTGATCTTGCATATGTTGTTGATACTACATCCGCCGCACTCCGGCAATAAAAATCTTGCGCTCCGAAGCCGCTTGCATATCCTGCAACTCATGAGCCGCTTTTCGCACGCCCTCTCCACCGCTCTCCACTCCTCTGGAGTCTCCCAGGGCGACCTTGCCGCCGCCTGCTGTATCCACCCAGGCTCCATCAGCCGGTATTGCGCTGGCCGGATACGGCCAGACGCCGACTATCTCACGGCAATCTGCACCACGCTACCTCACTATGCCGACGCGCTTGCAATCGCTTACTTGTTAGACATTCTCCCCGCCGACCACGCCGCCCGCCTAGAGGCCAGGTTGGCCGAATTTCCGCCCGCGCCACCATCCGCCCGCGTCCGCGAGCCCGCGCCCGAACACACGCCGCCGTCACTCGACGTAATACGACGACTCCAACCCAGCACCCGGCGCGCCCTCCTAGTCCTCGCTCAAGCCGCCCTAGACGATCCAGACGCCGCCGCCGCCATTGAGTCCACAGCCCGCTACCTCTCCCGTTCATAGGCCCAAAAAAAATTTGAAAAAGTTGTTGACGGAAATCGAATTATGAGTATAGTCCCATTGTTGATGCCGTGGTAGGCCTCGACTCCCAAAGCGCGGGACTCCGGCGCGCGGAGGGGCCAGTGAACCTTTCGGAGCGAGCGGGTGGAAAGCCTGCGTAAAAAATATGGCAACCTTCTGGAGTCCCACATATCACCACCTCAGCCAGTCTGAGTTAGACTGGCACGCGCTGAACAACA